TAAAACATTCCCATATACTCGTCGTATGTAGTAACACCTGTTTCACCATCTGCTAGTGCATTGTTTGAGTTGTTTCCATACTCTAACAATTCTGTTGCAGAACTTCCTAAACGCATTGGAGTATCAGCAACTACAAAGCCTGTGATTCCTCTGTCAATGTTTAGGTTAACTAGGTTACTTGCACACTCTACATAACCTGGACATGCAAGTAATGTAAAGTTACGTGTTTCTTCATCACGCATATCTTGGTTAGTATCAATCTCACTCTTGATTGCAGAAACTACAGTTTTACGTTGAGCATGTCTGCCAAATAAACCTGAACCATCTTCTGCTTGTGTGTTAAATCCAATCCAACGGTTAACTTTGTATCCGCTCATTGGTTCATCACTTCCGCCATTGTAAGTTGTACCCGTACCTTGGAATCTAATGTTAGCACCGTTATTAGCATTAACATCTACATGACCAACTACAAATTTCTTAACATTGAAACCTGAACGTCTAGTGTTCCATAACAACATACCTCTTGGATATAAGTCTGGATCTGGAGCGTCTGGGTCTAGGTAATCGCTTGTTAGGTAATCTGCAATATCTGCCGCAGTGTCACCTGTTGCACCTGATACACCATAACGTGCATCTGCAAACAAGATACCTTCTTCTGTAGTTTGATCACTTACATCAATAGCAACCCACTCTAATGTGTTACCATCATATTTGTAAATGTTTTGACCATATTTTTCTGTGTCGCCAGTGTCAACCCAAATATCACCGTTTTGTAATGCACTTGCATCACTTTGTTGTGTTGGTTCAGTTGCTGAAACAATTGGACCATTTGGATCTGTGTTTGGCAAGTAAGTTTGATAACCTACCCAAGTAGTACCGTTGTGTACCATGATATCTACTTCATCAAGTGTAGTTGAATACCATAGTGTTCCATCTGCTGGAGTACTAGTTGGAGCAGTTGTGCTTGCTTGATAACTTAATGGCTTCCAGTTACTGATAACAATACCACCATTAAAGTCTCCTCCTGTAGGAGCATTGTAAACATTATCTCTGCTAGTTGTAAATCCTAGATCAGCAATAGCAGTTCCTGCACTACTGTTTCTAATGTAGATTTCGCCACCTAGTGAATGTGTAAGTTGTAATCTACCATCTGTAGTTACACTTGCAACAATGTTAGTAAATCCTGCGCCTGAAATTGCTGTTGCAACTGCCGCCGCATCTGTACCATTAATTGTTACTGTCTTTTCGCTTGAAACAGTTGCTGAACCTTTTACTGATTCTGCAATGATTAAAGCATGACCGTTAGTTACAGTTGGCGAAGTTCCACCTGAAGCAACTGTTGGAGATACCGCTTGTCTGCGATAAATTTTAAAGTTAGCCAAAGGTTTAGCAAAATCGTCACCACCTGTATTTTCAATTCTTTGATTAGTGTAGTCACTGTCAACAAACAATGTACCAACAGCAACATTTGCGCCGCCGCCTGTTGCATCTAGTGCATAGTTTGCCGCTTCACGTGAAGCATATATTGGTGCATTTACTTGTGACCAAGTATCTGTTGCATCACTCCACTGTTTAACTACCCAGTTAGCACCTAAATTTGGTACAGTTGTTTTAACCCAAACACTACCTGTTGGTCTTGCTGAACTTACTGTAGAAGCATCAATTGTTTGAGTGTCACCTGTTTTCCAAGTTGGTACTTGTGAATGTTTTGAAATTTGTAAAGTAACTCCTGGCTTGTAACCTACTGTTAAACCTAAAGTGTTTACAAGTCCATATGTTTGTCCTGGATTACCTGGATCAGCAACTTCTTCTAATCTCAATGCACCATCTTTTGTTGAATCAGTATTAGCACCAGCAGAACCATCTGTGTAGATCTCTACACGGTTTGTTGATGTTGCTTTTGCTCCAATACCATCAATACCTGCGGCATTAATTGAAGCCGCCATGTTTTGTGCATCACTACCACCGTGTGCTGATGAGTAAGTAACTTCAGTTCCGTTAATTTTCATAACAGGTGTACCACTAATAGTACCGTTAGTTAAAGTAGTTCCTTGTACTACTGGCCAACTAGTTGCCCAACAATCTGAAGTAAATGTGTTAACACTACCTAGTGAACCAAAACCTGTGTTTGTAGTTGAACCTACTTTTACCCAAGCATTGTCGGAGTTTTTGTACCACATTTGATTTTCTGTGTTCCAAGTAACAATAGCATAATCGCCCTTTGATCCCACAGAAGTTTTGACACCTGTGTAAGTTGCACCTGACACACCGTCTAAATCAGATGAACCTGTGATAACTGTGATTGTTTTGTTAGTGAATTTTTGTGTAGAAGCGTCCCATTCGAAAACACCGTATGCAGTGTCGTCGACATCAAACCAGTATGTGCCATCAGTCGCATCGCCTGTTGGTGCACTTGCTGATCCTGTTAATTTTCCTAAATCAACATCTGCTCTTACAACATATGCTCTGTTAGCAACACCTAGATATGAGTATGCCGCTTGTAATCCGTATTCGTTTAATTCGTTTCCGTGTAACGGATTATTTGATGTATCTGTATAAAATGTTGGATTACCAAATGTGTCAGTTAATTCTCTCTGACTTGTCATTAGATAAACTTTTCCTGCATTGGCTTTTAGTGTGCCTTGTGCAGTTCCTGTACCACTACCGTTTGGTTTGCTCTCTGCTGTTGCCACCATAATTAGTGGAACAGTTGCACCAGCGGCAGGGGTGTAAAAACTTTCGTCAATTACGTTGACTTCAACTCCTGGTGATGTTAGTGCCATATTAATAACTCCTTTTGATTCACTTACACATATTTAGCCACGATCTCTAAAAATGCGGTATAATATACAGCGAAAAAGGGGCCGAAAAGGGCGGGTAAATACAGTTATGAATAGACCTTTATGTAAATCATGTAAACGCAGACCCTGTGCAGTAAACTACAAGAAGGGTCGTAAGACCTATTATAGAAGCAAGTGTGAACAGTGTGTTCAAGGTAGAACACCAAGCACACCTATGTGGTATCAACTTGGATATCGTCAAAAAGACAAGTGCGATAAGTGTGGGTTTACCAGCAAACACACTGAACAGTTTGCTGTGTATCACATAGACGGTAAACTAACAAATTGCCGTCATGCTAATCTTAAAACTGTTTGTGCTAATTGTCAGCGTGTTCTACACAAAGAAGGATTTACTTGGAAGCAAGGTGATCTAACACCCGATTTTTAAGAAACTCTACACTGCTGTTGTTCTCAATTACAGCATCAAATTCTACATTACACCATGCCCATTCTGATACGTGTACATCAGGATATTGTTCTTGCATCTTGTTAATAAAAACTATACTGTCATTCTTTTTCTTATCAGCAGAAACTCGCATTTGTTTTTGTGCTATGTCCCACCATTCAGGATCATCACCACGCTTTACACGCCATAGTTTACCGCCAATACTTTTGATCATTTCTGCTTCATTTTCAAAACGTACATCGGGTATAACAAAATCTGTTTCAGGATGTGCAAGTAATTGCTGTTTTACTAGACTAACCCATATACCATCATAGAAGCCATTACGCATACAGTCTGTACCAAATAGTTGTAGCACCAAACGAGGAGTTACAGGTTTACCTAGTTCTGTACTCCAGTAAGGATCTACTTTTTCACGCCATGCACGTGACTCGTCTGTGTTGCCTTCTAGCATTTCTCTATCCCAATTGAAAACACTAGCAACGCCGTCTTTAAGTCTATCTGCAAATGAAATTTTTGTAAAGCCTCGTTGCTCTACCAAGAAGTCTGCAACAGTTCCTTTACCTGAACCAATTAACCCACAAATACCGATTATCATAAAAGATCCTTTATTCTTGAAAGCATCTTCTAATTGTATAGTCATTAATATGGAAAGTCAAGAAGTTTTTAGCCAATTACAAATGATAATGGCTTACTGCCATCAGCATAGTTTGCTAAATCTTGTTCCAGTTTCTCCATTTCGGCTTGGGCATCTGCTTTGAGAGCATCGCCGTTTAGTGATGTACCACCTTGTGGTGTAGATATTGTAGCAAATTTTGATCTTGCTTCACCTAGCATGTATTTGCTTACTGCTAGTGTGTAGTCTTTTAACCATTGTCCAGCGTAAGGATCACTCAATAAATTGAAGTCTGGACGTTGATTATAAATCTGCATCAGTACTTGTTCGTCTCCTCTTGGACGTTGCATAATAGTAAGTTTTTTACTCACTGGTTCAAATTTAAAGTTAATAAATGATCCAAACATTCTACCTACTAGTTCTTGATATCCTGCAAAAGCATAGTAAGTTGCAAGTCCGCCCATCTGTGTTGAACTTAAAAGATATGTATTTGTATAAGCCAAGTTAAACGGTTCAAACAATGTACCGCCATCGCCGCCGCCTGTTCTTGAACCAATCGAACGTCTAAAAAGTTCACGCACTTCCATTACTTCGTTTGGAAGAATATAATCGTTAGTATCTTCTTGTAATTCTAGGATTGCATAAGATTCTTCAACTGCATTTTCTGCACGTTGTCTGTATTTGCCTAGTGCTTTTTCTAGTGCTACTTCATAATGGTTGGGATCAAGTTCTACATCAATCATTCCGTCGCCAAGTAGTGTGCGACAGTAATTAAAAACCTGTTGTTTTTTGTTTTCTAAATCGTTGCTCATATAATATATTTAACCTCTTATAATGCCGCTATTCTTGCTTGGAAATCTGCAAAGTCTATACTTGCCGCTACTTCTGTTTTTAGCGTTGCTAAATCAATTGTTTCACTAGTTAATGCATCAGTAATTCCATAACCAGCAACTGTAGTTGGTGTTGATGTTAGATCTGCAAATGCTACACTTGTCAAATAGTCTGTTCCAGCCACTGCCGCTGAAATATTTCCAGCACCATCTGCTTTTACAATACCGTTGATAGCACCTACTACTGGATCTGTTTCTGTATGACTTGCTAAGCCAGTAACAGTTACACTTGTAAAGTCAACACTTGTTGCACCAGTAAAGTCTACTGCACCAGTGAATGCTGGCGCTGCTAAGGTTGCTGCATCTGTAATCCCATAACCTGCCAATGTAGTTGGTGTTGTAGAAATATCTGCAAATTCTAAATTGTTAATTGTTGCTGTATTGAAATCAATTGAAGTAGCACCTGTAAAGTCAACTGCACCTGTAGGTGCCATATTGTTTAGTGTTGCTGCATCAGTAATTCCATAACCTGCTAGTGTTGTTGGTTTACCTGTAAGTGAAGCAAAGGTCTGTGCTGGTATTGTTAAGTTTGTTAGATTACTACCATCTATTGCCGGTAAAGCACCTGTTAAGTTTGCAGCATTTACATTGCTGTTAACACCATCTACTAATACTGTTGAATCTTCGCCTACAACTGAACCTTGTATGTCTCCTACAATTGTATTGCCTTGTGCTGAATTTGCAGTGCTACCTGTTTCTACTGCGGTAATTCTATTTGTTAAACTGTCAACATTTACATATACTTCATCAAAGTTTTGATTTAATTTGTTAAAGGCTGTGCGTAGATTATCACCCTGTCTGTCGTTTGCGCTCTGTCCAATGTTTACTGTTAATTTTGCCATCGTTTACGCTCCTACACCCAACCGCCAATTGAAATTTTGCCCCAGCCCGTGCTTTTACGGACATAAACATAATTGTCATCAACTCTAATTTCGCCTACCGGTGCTGCTTCTGTTTCTGTAGCAGGTGCTGCTGCGCCCGGAGCAATTGTTCCTAAAACAGTTCCTTCCGCATCTATAATTTCTGTAGAGTCGTCAGCATATACTGTTCCTATTAGTGTGCCTCTAATATTATCCGATTCAATTGGACCTACAATCTTACCTTCTACAGCATCAATTAATTTTGTCGAATCATCTGCAAATACTGAACCAGTCATATCACCTGTTTGATATCCTGTTAAGTTACCAGTAACTCCGCCTGATGCAATGATATTTCTATTTGCATTGATCGTTTGACCTGCACCTGCACTTAAATCTAAATCTCCAGAAGCAACAATCTGAATAGGTCCTGGACCAGTTGCACCACCATTAGAAATAGTTAAGTAACTGTCGCTTGCCAAAGACCAACTATCACTCTTTATAGTTCCGTATATTTCACCTTCTACTGCGTCAATAAGTTTAGTTGAATCGTCTGCAAATACACTACCAACAATATCCATAAAGATCGGATCTGGTATGTTTTGCCATTGTGAATTAGTGAAATCTATTCTAGCATTTGTAAAGTCAATAACTCCGTCGGCTGTTAAGTTGTTTGTGTTAACAGCAGTTGTTGTCACAGATGTGTTGTCTACATTACCTACAATTTTTGCATCTATAGCATCAACTAATACTGTTGAATCATCTGCAAACACAGATCCTTTGATATCTGCTATTCCATTAAATGTAAATGTAACTTTATCATCACTTGCATTTGTTGTTATTTGTATTCCGCTACCTTCTACTAGTTCTAATCTACCTGCTGGTGAATCAGCAGCAATTGAGGTCTGTCCAAATACATCTATAAATCCAAAAGTATTTTGTGCAGGTGAACTGTTTGTAACTGTAACGATACCAGTTGCGTCATCTGTAAATACAGTGATACCTGTTCCAGCATCTACTTGAATTACTCCAGCGTTTGTTATTTTAAGTCCGCTTCCGGTCGAACCACTAACATTAATACCAGCACCTTCAGTTCTTCCTGCAGGTAGTGCAGTGGTGCTTGTTAAACTAATTACACCAGTATTTGTAACTGTTATGTTTCCAGTAGCAGCATTTACACTTAAACCTGCACCAGATGCAAGTTGAGTTACACCTGTGTTTGTTATTGTAATAGATTCTGCTCCACTGTCAACTGCCATAGATATAGCAGTTCCACTTATAAGGTTTAGTGTGTCTACAAAATCATCTGCAACAACTTGGTTACCACTATCTACTTGAACACTCTTAAAAAACGTTTGTTCTGGATTTATTATTAAACTTCCGCCAACAGTAGAACCAAGTGGTAAATCAACT